TCGGGCTCCAGACTGACAACAGCGCTGCCATCGTCCTCCAGGACGATCTCGACATCAGGAAGCGGGGCAGCCTCCTCGGCGATCACCATGATGCCGGTGTCGGGTGCCTGGTTAAGCGCTTTGTCAATTGGCATGTTGAGATCCTAGTCGGTTCGTTGCGGGAACGCTACTACCTGTTTCGGGGCTTGGCGGTGCGGGCGCTCTTGCGGAAGGCCGCCGCGGTCGGCGCACCCTTGGCACCGGGGCGGCGCATGCGCTCCCCGCTGCCTGCAGCGATGCGCTCGCGCTTGGCGTTGATGTTGGCGTACAGGCCGGGCTTGCTTGAACGAGGCATTGGAGCTCCTGGGTTACGATTTCGCGCGAGCGCGCGATGCGATGAAGCGGCCGGTGCTGAGGGACGAGGGTACGCCCTGCCGCGCATACTCGACCAACGAATCACGGATCTGCCGGGCCGCCTCGACAGGGCTGTTCACCGCGCCCCCCTCGGCAAAGCGCTGCACCATCAACGGCCCCTCGGTCGCGAGCGTCGGCTGCATCAGACTGCCCGAGAGCAACGTGCCACGGCCAAGCTCCTGCCCCCGCCGGTCTTCCTCGACCTGACGGTTGCTGCGCGGCTTGCGGCGCGACTCCATCCGCTGCGCATCCTCGTTCATGCCCTCCAGCAGCTCCCGAAGACCGCCCACCTGGGACGCCATCGGACTCTTCTGCTCGTCGGCACGGACCTCGCCGCCCTCGGCGAAGCCTTGCGGCTTTGGTGCCTGGTCACCAAGCTTGACCCATTCGATCGCGTCGTTGATGTACGGCAACAGAGTAGGGCTGCCTTGCGCCATGATATCCAACGCTACGCGCTGGATGTCCTCGTAAGGAATAAATCGTTTGGGGTTAGGATCGTTGATAAGTGCGCGCCCGATTTTTTCAAAAAACATCGTTTTCCGGGCGCCTTTGAATTTATCGCCGTAGATGCTTTCCGGCTCCAGCCGCTCATTGCCCGAGAAAAAGGCTTCGTGGTTTTCTCTCGCCCATCGTGGATTGCTTACGAGATCAAGCCGATCCTTGATGTCCTTATCAAAAGGCCAACTCCCGTATGGGGCCCCTAGAGCCCCCTCAATCGCGTCGTCAACTTCTCCGTCTGCTTTCAGCACATTATCAATGATGGGCTCGAACCTGCTTACAGCAAGAAGGGCCATCGTCTCCGCAATCTCCGGCTTACTCCTAATGGGGTTCTCTTTTCCGGTCACGTTATCCCTAAGAAGCTGGATATGAAACAGAGGAGACTCAGCTACCCGGATATCCCGAGCCGCGGAAGGACTCAGGTTTACCACCGCGCTTGAGTTTACAAAATCCCGAGCCATCCACCTATAGCGATCCACCGGAGAAGCATTGCCCTTGCCCTTAATCTGCTTGATTTCCTTTCCCGCCAGGGACATGTCAAGGCCTGCAAGAGGTTCGCCCGTAATTATATTTATTTGCGCGGTTTCGTACCTGCCTGGGGTGTACATCGGAACAGCTTCCAACGTCACGTGCGGCTCGCCTGTCTTAGAGTTCCTCAAGGAAAAGTTTTCGCTTTCTCCGCTCCTTGCTTTTTCGCAGTACCCACCAACGCAATGGCCCATTACGCTGCCTTCGTAATCGTAAGCCTCCTTCAAGAAGTCCTTATCGGGATTGGCAAGTACTCGCGGATCGTTGGGGTCCGGATTTCCCAGGCGAACCCACTTGTACCCCTGTTCCGGGTAATCCTTGTACAAGAACGTTGCCGGGTTCTCTGCTTTTGCCAAAGCAGCTTTATCTTTATTTTCCCTGCGCCACTTGTTGATCTTGTGGACCAGCTTGGCAGCATCTGGGACGGAAAGGCCCTTGAGTTGTTCCGGCTTCAATTTCAAATGCGGCGGAAGATCAGAGTCGGGGTTTACCGAATTCGTGAGCTCGTCAACGAGGTGGTCAAACTGCGGCTCCAATCCATCACCCTGTATCTTTCTTACGGAGTAGATGTCGGGATTGTCCAAAACGGTCGATCCCTTCGTGTTCTTTAGCGCATGCTCTCCCACAAGAGCACGGGCCACTTGCTCAGGATTGTCCAGCCCTTGTTGTTCGGCGAGTCCTCGTGCCTCCCACGAATAACCGGGTCTGATCGTGGCATCCGCTGCTCTGTCCCAGGCCCTTGCAAGGGCTGACTCCCCCGAAGGTCGTCTATCAGTCAGGGGGTTGTACAAATCCTCACGGGCAACGCGTCGTCCAAGCCCCCTAAGCGTTGCCTGATCCTTGGGATTAAGAGACCAATGCGTGATGTTCTTCTCTGCCAAAGCCCTAAGCGGATCCCCTTCGGTGCCCATCTCAGACTTGATATATGAAACAAGGCGCTTGTTTGCCCAGTCCCGTACCATGTTTCTAGGCTGTGCGGCATAGATCCCGCGAAGATCCTCGGCAAATCTATTCGGGTCTTCGTCAAAATAGCGATGGACTCTAGCCTCAAGATCCAGCCTCTCCATGTCCTGCTGCTCGGTCAGAAAACGAACAGCACCTTCCGGAGACTCGTTGTACAGCGGAGCCATGATGGGGGCGGTTTCCTTTGGAACCCCCAAGGCTTCAAGCCTCACATTATACTGGTTCTGCAAATAATCCTTATCGGACAACGGATCCCGAGAGAGAAGATCTGCTGCCTCAAGCGCGGCCGCCTCCACAAGAGGGTTTTCATGACGCGGGGCGCGGATCCAGTTGCCGCCCTTTTCTTTGATCACTCCCAGCACCGGGCCAGGCTTCGGAACGCGCGCGCTCGGGAACGGATTGACGTTCTCACCGATGAACTGCGCCGTGCTCGCAGGAGTGGCCACACCCTGCTTCACGTAATCGACCAACGAATCGCGGATCTGACGCGCCGCATCGACAGGATCCGCAGCCGCGCCCTGCACAGCAGCCTTCGCCGCGTCGTACGCCGCCGTGTCCATCGCGGGCGCCGAACCACGGAGCTCCACAGGGGAGAGCTCACGGGTGCGCTGCAGGAAACCCTTGAAGAGATCCGCCGCGGTGCCAGGCAGCTCCGCCATCCCCTGGAGCGTGTTCCGCACACCCGTGCCAAGGCCATACGAGAGCGCTTGCGGATCGTACGCCTCCCGATCCCCCCAGCCAGGAGCAGGCTTCGCAGGAGCACGCGGAAGGTCCGCAGCCCCCGGGACGACGTTCGCCAGCGGCGACTTGATGCTCTTGTTCTCTGCCATCCTCAGTCCCTACTTCTTGGGCTTCTTGGGCCGCACGACGTCCGCGCCACCCTTCGGAACACCCGCCTGCGCACGACCCGTGAGCACCATGTCACGGGCCTCCTCCAGCGACATCCCATAACGCTGCGCGGTCTGCGCGATCAGATCCGACAGGATCTCAAGCTTCGGCGCACCCAGCACCGTATCCACGCCCGTGTCCGGACCATAGAGCGCCCATTGGATCGCCTGCGCAGGGACCGCCTCAAGCCCCACCTGCGCCGCCACATCCTTCCGGAACCACGGCGCAAGCGAGGCCGCCTCAGCCGTGCTGATGCTTGCATCAGGCTCCACTTCCTCCCCCTTGGACATCCGCGACGGGCGCGCATCCGCAAGCCCCGCACCACGCGCCCAATGCGCATCACCGACGAACAGGTTCGACTGCCGCCCGAAGCCCGTGGGCATCGCCGCATGGAAGTAGGCCGGAACCTTCGGCTTCTTCGGCAACGCGCCCTCGGTCAGGAACCGCTCCATCTGCGGGGCCTGCGCGGTCTTGTGCACGAAGTGACTCGGGAAGGAGGTCAGCTCCTCCGGAAGCCCCATCTTCATCCGCTTCTTCATCGGGAGCGAGCCGTACTCACGGAACTCGCCAAAGCGACCCTCCTGCGCGAGCCGGTTCGCGGCCGTGCCACGCATGAACTCCGTGGTCACCGGGCTCGCCGGGCTCGCCATCGACGTGAGCGCATTGAAACGCGTGAAATTTTTGAGTCCCTGCTCCGGACCCTGCAGCTGCACCAGGCGCTCAAAGGCAGGATCCATCGCGTACCAGCCCTTCATGCCACGGAAAAGTTCGGGGGCCTCGGTCCGCGAAGCATCCAGCACATCCACCAGACGCTGCGTGTTCTGGGGCGACATCACACGGTCCGCCTTCCACGAACCACGAGGATTTGCGGGAGCGTTCGGGACCGCCATCTCATAGTCCCCAGGCCGATCCGCCATCTCCGCCAGATCCTGCCGGGACACACCGAACACACGCTGAAGGTTCGGACTCTCCGGCGCAACACGCTGCTCCGCACGCCGCGCAACCTCCCGCGGATCATCGTAGATCCCGGGGAACTGCTTGCGGTACGCGCCATGGATCGTGGAGCGCCCTTTGACATCCATCCTCGGGAGCGCACGAAGCCAACTGGCAGGAGACAAATACGAGGCCGCATACTCACCCGCCGCCTCGTCCGACTCACCCGCGGCACGGGCACGCTCCACCTCCGACTCAGCCATCGCAGCGGCCGTGCCCTTCGGGTCACGGACCGCGGACACACCCAGCTCCCCAAGCTGGCGCAACAGATCTATCGCCGAGCCGGGCATCTCACGCGCAAACTCCAGCGCCGCCTTACCGCGCCCCGCCAGGTTCTTGCCCGCGCCCCGCAGGAACGCCGCCAAATCCGGGTCCGCTTCGATCACATCCTGCATGGACTGGTCCTGCGGATAGAAGGCCGCGGGCCGCGGTTTACGGGCCTCGCCGCCATCCTTGAAGCCCGGGATCCGCGAACCACCGAACAGGCCCGCCCCCGGCGAGGCAATCAGATTGCCCATCCGATCCCGGTAGTAGCCCATCATCCCCGCCCCGCCGAGCACACCCGGCGAGAGGTTCGGGTTCGCACCAAGCGCCGGCGGCACCCCGCTCGACACCAGCCCCTGCGTCGGCAACGTGCCCATGCCCAGCCCCGGCATCTGCCCACCTCCCATCACGGGAGCCGGGCCACCCATCCAGGCCGGCGGCTGCGGGATCCCGCCCGCGCCACCCCCGATGGGGCCAGAGTCATAGCCGCCCATGCTCGGCTGCGGAACCCCGCCCATCGTCGGGATCGCGATCCCACCGCCCACGCTGCCAGGGGTCGGAACCGAAGAGCCGGCTCCGCCCGCCCCGCCCGAGGTGTTAAGAGTGGTCCGTGATCCGCGGCCCCTGATCCGGCCAAGCAACCGGCCAAGATCGGTGTCCTCGGCAAACATCCAGGCCGGGAGCTGGTTGAAGTCGAACCCCTGCCGCGGGGGCACAATCGGTGCCGCCGGAGGCGCGGCCGCAGGGGGCGGCGCAGTCGGCAGCGGACTGTCGATCAGACCCGGCGGAACCGGAGGCGCAGGCGGCGGAGCGCCCGGAATCGGCATCGTCGTCGCCGGGGGCGGAGGAGGCTCCGCGGCCGGCGGGGGCTGCATCGGCGGGGCCGGGGTGGGCGGCAGCACAGGCTGCGGAACCGGAACCGGAACCGGCGGGGGCGCAGGAATCGGAGGCTGCGCCGCCGGGGGAGGCGGAGGCGGAGCAACCGGACCCGGCTCTACACGGTCCGAACCATCACCAGGCGGACGGAACCGACCATCCCCCTCGTCCACCGGGGGCGCAAACGGAGGAGGAGGAGGAGGCGGAGCAGGAACGGGCGCCGGCGGCGGAGCAACCGGGGCCCGCGGAACACGGTCACCGGGCTCGCCACGGTTACGGTCACCGGAAGGATTGCGCCAGATGTCCCGCGGGTCCTCCGGCTCCCGTACCGGGGGCCGCGGCAACAGCGTCCCCAGCGGCGGCAACTCCGGAGCAGGCGGCGCAGCCACCACCTCGTCGTCCACAATCTGGCGCGGGATCCGATCGAACTCCGGCTCGTATGCAGGCGGGGGCGGCGGAACGTATGCAGGGGGAGGCGGCGGAACGTATGCGGGCGGAGGCGCAGCCACCACCTCGTCATCCATGATCTGGCGCGGGATCCGATCGAACTCCGGCTCGTACGCAGGCGGAGGCGGAACGTATGCAGGGGGAGGCTCCGCAACAGGGGGAATGAACGGGATCAGATCCTCACCAGGAGAACGGAAACGTCCATCCCCTTCGTATACCGGAGGCCGGAACGACGGAGGCTCGTACGCAGGCGGAGGCTCCGGAATCGGCATCGTCGTCGCCGGAGGCATGGGCATGAACGCATCCATCAGCCCCGGCGTGTAGGTGAAGCTCGGCGTATACCCCGGCGGCAACGTCACCCCGTCCACAAAGTACGGGGTGTTGTTCGTCACTATCGAAGCCGGAGGCGGCGCAGCTACAGGAGGAGGCGGCTCGTACACCGGAGGCTGATATACAGGCGTGGGCGGCTCGTACACCGGAGGCGTGGGCGCAATCGCCGGCTGCTGCGGGGTCAGCAGGCCCCCCAGCGGAGGCAACTCGTCCACCAGAGAGTACTCGGGCATCGAAGCAAGGGCCAGGGACCGCGAATCACGGAAGTCCTCAAAGGCCCGGTCCGCCGCGGTGAAATCCCCAAGATCGTCGTAAAACGGATCCGCCATCGGACGTCCCCGCAAGAATGATGGCCAGCCTCCTGCCCCATTCTAGGCCTCAGTAATACTCCTCCGCAACCGGCCTCGACACGATCTCGTCCTTGTAGTCGCTCGCCAAGGACACGAAGTTGCCCTGCCGGAACCGCATGATCGCCTGCGTGGTCGAGTCCACCATGTCATCGTTGTCCCCGTTCGGGAACGCGGCACACTCTTCGATCAGCTCGTCCGCCCACAGGCGCTCCGGAGCCCACACCATCCCCGCCTCGAACACCGGAGCCACAGAGTTGGCACGGGAGATCTTGTCCGTGCCCGCGCGCCTACCGCCCGGCGTGTACATCGTCACCGGGATCCCCACACGCCTCAGCTCCTGCTGCAAAGTCACACCCGTCGCTTTCGCTTCGATCAGCACGTTGTCCGGGTTCCAACGCCGATACTCCTCCTTCGCGATCCGCTTCAGCTCCGGGAAGTCCCACCGACCACGGGTCACGTCCAGCAGGATGATGTTCGGCCCCGAGTCCGCGGTCGGATAGAACACACCCCAGGTCGTGATCACCGAATAGTCCGCAGTCTCCTTCTTGCTGTAGGCCGTGTCATAGCTCTGGATGATGTAGTTCACCACCGGAGGACTCTCCGGCAGCCAGCGCCGCCACCACTCCCGCTTCAAGATCGCGCCCTCGTCGTTCGTGGGCTGCTGCTGGTACATCGCATTCCACTTCTGCACCGAGAGCGAGGACTTGACCGCCTCCAACTCCTCCAGCTTCCAGAACTCCGGCCACAAGGGCGTACCGCTAGGCAGGATCGCCGGGAATTCGATCACCTCCCACCGATCCGCATGCGTGTTCGACTGCGACTTGAGCAACCTCGCCGTCAGATCCCGAGTGCCCCAGCGCGTCATCACCACCACGATCGCACCGCCAGGCTGCAAACGCGTACGCGGACCACCCTGGTACCAGTCCCAGGCGTTGTCCAAGGCCAGATCGCTCATCGCATCCTGCTCCGAATGCGGATCGTCAATGATCAAGAGGTTCGCACCGCGGCCCGTCACCGCACCGCCCACACCGACCGCGAAATAGCTACCGCCCTGGCTCGTGTCCCACCGGCCCGCAGCCTTGCTGTCCGCCTTCAAGCCCACCTTCGGGAAAAGCTCCATGTAGCGCTCACCAGCCATCAGGTCGCGCACCTTGCGGCCGAACTTCACCGCCAGCTCCGCCGTGTGGGTCGTTTCAAGGACCTGGGATCGCGGATCATGGCCCATGGCGAACGCCGGCAGGAGGTAGGAGGCGAACTCGCTCTTGGTGTGCCGGGGCGGCATGTTGATGATCAGCCGCTTCAAGGTGCCCTTCACGATCCGGTCAAAGGCCGAGGCCATCCGCTTGTGATGCTCGCCCAGGATGGCATCCGGCCAGACGTAGCGCACGAAGTCGATGAAGTTCGTGCGGGACTTTTCCTGCGTCTCCAGCAGCCGGAGGCGGTACTCCAGGCGCAGGCGTTCGGCTTCGATGTCTGACGGGACAGCGGGCATCTGGGGCTCCGGAACTGTGGAAATTTACAGATCCTGACACGCGATGGAACCGCAATCAACCCGGCCCCTTTTTCGACCGGCCCCGGGGTGGGGGGTCCTTTCCCCAGAAACTTTTCGGGCCACATCGTTCGTCAGAAATCGAGCTAAAGCTGAGGAAAGAGGAAAAAGCGCCCGTTTTTTGGGGTCCGGCATACCCGGCCCTCGGCCCTCGGTTCACGGCTCGCGGTCCTGGCATCCTGCACCCGGTCAAAGAATCACGGACCGCGGTCAAAGAATTGTCAATCTTTGAGCAATTAGGGCGCAATTGCCCCAAAGAATTGGCCCAAAGAATCGACCAGGGAATGACAAACACGGACCGCCCAGGGTGACAAACACGAACGGCCCACGGCCCACGGCCCACGGCCCCCAGGACCAGCTCGACGCACCAGGCCACGCGATACACGGCGCACGGCCCAGGGCGCACCGGGCGTGGAACACGGCCCAGGCGCAGGGCATCAGGCGCGGCGGCCGGCAGGGCCGCCGGCACGGCCCAGGCTGGGCGACCAGGCCGCCGGCATGACCAGGGCGGGCGGCGGGCGGGCGCGGATACCAGGCCGCCTGGAGGATCCCGCAGCTCCAGGTCGAGCAGCTCTAGGTCGAGCAGCTCCAGGTCGAGCAGCTCCAGGTCGAGCAGCTCCAGGTCGAGCAGCTCCAGGTCGAGCAGCTCCAGGTCGAGCTGCGCCTGGTCGAGCTGCGCCTGGTCGAGCTGCGCCTGGTCGAGCAGCTCTAGGTCGAGCAGCTCTAGGTCGAGCAGCTCTAGGTCGAGCAGCTCCAGGTCGAGCAGCTCCAGGTCGAGCAGCTCCAGGTCGAGCAGCTCCAGGTCGAGCCGCTCCAGGTCGAGGCGCGGGCAAAAAAAAACCCCAGGCCGCAGGGCCTGGGGTCGCGCCAGGTCGGCGCAGGAGGGTCTGCTAGTGCTCGGTCGAGCTGCGGCGGGCCTCCAGGCGTAACAGCAGCTCGTGGACCCCACCGTTACGGTCGGCCCATGCCAGGACGGCGGCCAGGTCACGCTCGGCGGCGCGGGCGGCGGCCTGGGCGTCGAGCCATGCGACCAGGGCGGCGGCCTGGGCAAGGGCCGCCTGGATGGCGGCGGCCTGGGCGGCGGCCTGGGCAGGGTCGGCCAGGTCGGGCGCGGTGTCGGCCTCCTGCGCCTGGTCGAGGTCGAGCTGCATCTGCTCCCCGGGGTAGGTGTAGGCGCGGCTCACAACCGCACCTCGTCCAAGATCGCCCCGGCCTGCTCTTCCAGGGCTACACGGTCGGCGGTCCAGGGAATCGAGCGGGCGTATGCGGTCGCAGCCGTCACGGCATCCCAGGCAGTTTCAACCGGGCGGCCCTCTTCGGCCTGGTGGACGGTCAACATCCGCTCGGCAACGCGCGGCCCGAACCGGCCCGCCAAGAACTGCTCGACCCGCTCCAGGCGGGCGGCCTGGGCGGCCTCTATGCGGGCCTCGACGGGTTGCGCCGATGCGGCGGCGAACTGCGTTAGCAGCGGCGCGGCCTCCTCGACGAACCTGCGCGGCGCACCGGAGCTGTGCCGGATGGCGACCTCCTGCACCTCCTGCGCGCCCCAAATGATGCGATTCGCGCACACATAGTCGAACAGGAAGCACTTGATGCGGAGCGCACCCGCGCCGACCTCCGAATTGCTGACGATGAATCCCCGGGCCAGGCTGCCGGGTTGCCCGTCGCGGCGGTTGGCGACCTCGACGCGCCTTTCCTCGTCGGCCAGGAACACGAACGCATCGCGGTCCCCGGCGTAGAGGGTCGTATTCGCCTGGCTCACCTGGTCGAGGGGCCGCCCGCTAATGCCCGGGACGCGCCAATCCCCGGTGACACCATCCCCGAACCGCTCGGCCAGGGCGCGGACTACATCGGCGGACCAGATGCGGCCATAGCGCGGCCCCGTCGCGGCGCGGACCTCCAACGCGCCTTCCGGGCGGCGCGTCAGCAGCAGCCCTGTTTCCTGGGCCTCCCGCTCGACGCGCAGCCCGTAATTGAGGCAGTCGGCGGCGGTCGGCGCGGGCAGGGTCCGCAAGTAGGCGGCGGGCGCACCCGCCAGGGCGGCGACCTGGCCGAAGCTCCAGTTCGTGAAGGCGGCGGCATTCCCGGTCGGGCCGCAAAGCATCAGGCCCTGGTTGTCATCGGTCGGGCGGGCGAGTAGATCGCGGGACTCATAGTTCCGGCTGGTGGAGTTAGCGCGGAGCTGCTCCAGGTGCTGCTGCATGGCGGGCAGACTGGTGAACCGCTCTTCCATCGGCCTGGAGGACCATTGGCGAGAGCAGTCGAAGAGATTGGTCGAGGTCATATCGTCATTCTCCTTTCTGGTTTGTGATTCGCCCCGGTTCCCCGGGGGGCCTTGAGTATGCCGCCAGGGCGCAAAAAGAAAAAGCCCCCAGGGCAGCAAGCGTCCTGGGGGCCTGTTCTCCTGGTGCGACCAGGGCGGGCGGCTAGTGGACCCGGGCGAGGGCCTTTCCGCTCGACGCAGCCCTGGGCAGCTCCGCGACCGCTGCGGCCTCCAGTAGGTCGAGCAGCGCCAGAGCATAGGTGTCGGCCTCGTCTGCGGCGGCCTCCAGGGCGGCTACGGTCCCGTCCGCAGAAAGCAACCGGGCCTCCTGCAACCGGGCGACCATCCGCTGCGCCTCGTTTATGCCGTCAGTCAGGGCGGCGGCCATCTGGCGCACCTGGTCCAGGGCGGCCCCGTCCAGGTTGCGGGCGGTCAGCTCCTCGACCAGCTCCATCGCGGAATATGCGTCCGATTCCAGGCAGTCCGCGAACTGGTGCGCCTGTTCCAAGTATTCCAGGTCGAGCTGCTCCTGGGCGGGCTGCTCCTGGGCGGGCTGCTCCTGGTCGAGCTGCTCCTGGTCGAGCTGCTCCTGGGCGAGCTGCTCCTGGTCGAGCTGCTCCTGGGCGGGCTGCTCCTGGGCGGGCTGCTCCTGGGCGAGCTGCTCCTGGTCGAGCTGCTCCTGGGCGGGCTGCTCCTGGGCGGGCTGCTCCTGGTCGAGCTGCTCCTGGGCGGCGGCCTTCCACCAGGCCGCTGCGGTGTCATGCTCGTCTGGACAGTCGAAGCCATCGTCGAACCACTCTTCGATGGCCTGGGCGGCGGTCGTTGGGTCCGTGAAAACGGAACCCACCACCTGATCCCTGCGGGCCTGGGACCAAAGCATCTCGGCTGCGACGGCTGCCAGGAACCGCTCGGCCTTGTCGGGCGCATCGTGAACCCATCGCAGCGTCTGGCCGCGCACATAGCAGTTACGGGCGGCGCGGTAGATGGGAAGCATGGAGCCGCCTTTCGCCTTCACCTTCACCTTCACCTTCGGGGCCGGGGCGGCGGTCGAGGTCGAGGTCGAGGTCGAGGTCGAGGTCGAGGTCGAGGTCGAGGTCGAGGTCGAGCTGCTCGGCTGCGCCTTCTCACCCTCGTTTTCGTCGGCCTCGTCTACCCACTTTCCCAGGCGGGCATCCCATCGGCGGCTGCTGTAGTTGCCGCTGTAGCGGCTGCTGTAGGAGCCATAGTCCCACTCCCGATAGTTGGAATAGCTCGACTTGCAGCCATACGCCGCAGCGGGCCATGCGTAGGTGTTCGACCACCAAGCCCCCAGGAACTCGACACCCTGGGCGCGGTTGATGATGGCGACCTGGCCGTGGCGGTCCATCATGGCGAACTTGTTAGAACCGCCGATAACTGCGCCGATGTATTTTTGCCAGGCCTCGTTGTGAATAAGGGCCTCGTCGTAAGCGACGGCTGGGGCGATGACCCGCTCCACAAAATGCCAGGTGTCGCTCTTGGCCTTGTCCCAATCGTTACCGAAAGACAGGATGCCATTGTGCGCCAGGGCGACCCGGGGCGTGACGGCGAACGGGTGGCAGTTGTCGAGGTTGGTGTCGCCGTGCGTTGTCATGCGGGCGTGGAGGATGATTTCCCGCCCGACCCCGTGCGCCTGGTATGCCGCGATGAACTCGTCGGCAGACTTTGGCAGAGAACGGTGGACGCGCAGTTTGCCCCTCTCGGCGTACATGATCCCCAGGCCGTCAGAATTGCGGCTGTAGACATCCGTCAAGAGCTGCTCGGTCAGCTCCAGGTCTTTCGGTTGATGAATGATTAAACACATGGTCGGTTTCTCCGATGGTGGTTATAGATCAGGCTTCGATATCTGAATCAAGGGCGACGGCTGCCGGGTTCCGGCGGGCGAGTCGGCCCGTCACATACTCGCGCAGGACGGTGGTTTCCGATGCAAGGGTATCAGAACACCAGGCCAGGAAGTTAGGCCACCGCAACCCCTCGACGGTCAGGTCAGGATTGGCGCAGAACTCCAGAAGCGCGTGGCAGAACTCGACAGCGGCGACTACGGCCTCGTAGCGCAGCGACCCTCGGAACAAGCGGAACTCCACGGTGTCGCGCCTGGTGAGGTTGACGGACTCGTAGCGGTCGCCGGGAAGGTGCGCTTGGTCGAGCCGTTTCTGGTAGACCCGGCAGTAGCCCGTGTTATAGCGGCGGGCGAGCGCGTGGATGAACGGCTCGTTGTTTGCGTCGTTGATGAAAAGCACGGCGCGGGCCAGTTGAAGATTGGTCAGGCCCGTGCGGCTGACATGGACATGGAGCCCGCAAGTCCCGGTCGAGTGCGACCGCAACCCGGTGATGGTTTCCTGGTCCTGCAAGAACTGGAACAGCTCACGCTGCGCCGGAAGGCTGCGCGGCTGCGTGATGATCTCAAAGCCGAAATTGAGGCTGCCGTCGTTTTCAAAAAACACATTACGCCCGAACTCGCCCTGGTTGATGGCGCGGTGCAGCTTCTTGGCCACGCTCTCGCGGTTGAGGGTGTCCAACACCTCGACCTCTAACTCGACCCCGAACATCCTGCCGTGATTGGCCTGGGACCAGGCATCCAGGTCGAACCGCAAATAGTTGCGGCTGCTGTGGTAGCCGCCAATGGTGGTCGGGGTCGCCAGGGTGCGGTGGATGTAATCGCCGCTCTCGTCATCGTACACAAAGTCCCGGTCATGCGAAGAAACCGTCACAAACGAGCCATCCGGCATCCGGGCCTCGACCGCATCCTCGCTGTGCAGGTGTTGGTCGTAGAAACTGGAGAACTCGTAGTCCCCATTCGACAGGCAAGAAGAACAGGTCGCGGCGCGATGCCTGACAGATTGCAAGTCCTCGAACAGGAACAGCTCGTCGCAGTCGGGGCAGGTGTCGATGTTGAAGAACTGGCCCCCTGCGTGAACCATCCAATGACGGTCTTCGGAATCGTTCAAATACCTGCGAACTTCAGCGGAGCAGTCGTGGAGGGGGAAGCCGTTAGCACGGGAAAGCAGCTCCCGCATCTGCGTCCGCTCCGGGCCGGTGTGGCTATCGCTGCTGCGGAGTCTCCCGCCCCGGGCCGCACTTGCCTGACGCAGGAGCAGACCGACCGACAGGAGGAAGAGCCCCTTGCCTTCCAGAATCCGCGCTGCGCCCTGGACGGCCTCCAACACGGCGCGGTTGTAGTGGGCCGACCGGGAACGGTTGACATGGCCCAGGATGGAGTCGATGCGGCTGCGGTAATAGGCGGGGTGCGTGAGCCTGGTCGAGTATTCCCCAAAGGTGTCGTGGCGCGAAATATAGCGCGCCATGAACTCGGACACCCGGGGGATGCGTTCCGGCTCGGTGACAAGCCGTTGTAAGTAGCCTTCTCTACGGTAAGCCATGATTGTCTCCTTTCTACTTTCTATGGTGCGAGAAGCACCGGAAGCGCGACAGTAGCACCGCCCAGGGGAGAGCGCAAGCCCCCCACCTGGGAAGTGGAATCACCCGCAGCGCACCTCGTCGCCTACATCGTCCAGGCTGACGGGGCGGCCCTGGGCCATGCGTAGCCGTTCACACATTCGCTGCTCGTCCAGGCTTCGGGCCTGGGCGCAGGGATCGCTAGGGCGGCCAGGGAATCGGTCGCCCTGGGCCTCGCCTCTCCGACTGATAAGTTCGGGCATCGGTTGGGGGCTCATCGCTAACCCTCTGTCCAATCGGTCCAGTAGGAATCGCCGTCGCCGTCCCGGTACAGGGATTTCCATTCCTCGGGCGTGTAGTGCTTATGCAGACAAGCGTCGGAACAGTAATATTCGCAGCCGCTGTCGATGCAATAGCCCTCGGTCATGGTCGCGCCGCACTCGTCGCAGATGCGCGGGTCATCTGCTTCCTCGTCCGTCCGCTCGGAGTTCTTGTAGCGATAGTATGCATCGCGCTCGGCATTGAGGACCAACTGGTACTCGTCCATGATTTCTTTGTTCTTCGCGGCCAGGCGGCTGCGAGCCTTCTCGGCCTTTGTGCGGGCCTTACTCTCGGCCTTCTGCGCGAGCATCCAAGCCTTCCTCAGCCGCTCGGTTTCATGGGAGGTCATCGCGCACCCCCTGCCGTGCGGCGGCGCATCATCTGCTCGTACTGGTTCCGGTAGCCGTATTCCTCCCACAACTCCAGAATCTCGTCATCGTCTTTAGCATCCAACGGCCAGTCATCGTCGCATCCGGCAAGCCCGCCGACGACGGTCCCTTCGACAAACTCCCGTAATGCCTTGCGGGAACGGGAAAGTCTGTCCACCTCAACGGCAACGATGGCGTTGCATATCTTGTCTCGCTCTGCGTTCGTCATGTCTTTCTCCTTTCTAGGTCAACGGTTGCCGCCATGAATCAGCTTATTCCACAAGAGGAACAAGAGAAACTTCATTCCCGTCTTTTTGGGCGGGTCTGGCGGGCGGCCAATACTGTCTTTCGGAATCTGAAATGTCAAACTGCGTTCATAGCGTGGTGGTTTGCGGTGCGTCATCGCGGCCTTTTCTTGTCGATGTCGAGTCCGTCAAGCCAGACTTCGATCCGGTTTCCCCAAGCACTATCCGCGCCGCGCTCGGTCTTGAATTCTGCGCGGCGGGCGTGAGCGTGCCATTCCTTGCCGGTCATCCGTAGTTGCCGACCGGTGCTGTAATCCCAGCCGTAAAACTTTGTGCGCGGAGGGAGTCGCATAGATTTGGTCATGCTGCGTCCTCCTCTTTCGTCAGCTCTGCGTAGTAGTCCCGCAGCTCCTGGTTGGTCATGCTGTGCAGGGGCGCGCCTTCCCGACCATCCTTCAATACATCCTCTGCCCACGCCTCCAACCCGCCGTCGTAGCCCTCGCAGATATTGGTGAGGATACGGTCAGCGATAGCGTCGATCAGTTCCTGCCTGGTCATCGTGTTCACACCTTTCTCCTTTCTATGGCCGGAATGTCCCGGCGTTCGCCATTATACCATAACTCACCGACCTCCGTCGAGGTGCATGGCGAGCATCCTCCACATTACTGCGTCCCCGTGCCACTCCGCAAGAGGCACGACATCAAGCCCGTGCAGCATAAGGTCCGCCGCCTGGTTGCCACGATATAGCATCAGCCGAGGCTCCTTCTTGCCGTCCCGGGGCGGGCGGTACTCCACCAGGATGAAGGTGTCGTTGCCATTCGCAGCATGGCGCATGTGGAAGGACACCTGATGCGCCCGCATCTGGACCTTGCGCCCGCGAGTGACGACCTTCAACTCGACCGGAACGAAAGTCCCGTTCCGGAACGCGAGCAGCGCATCCGGGATGCCCAGATTGACCCAGGACTCAATCCGGGTAAGCAGGCAGTTGGATAGGTTCTCGCGCAGCCTCTCGTACAGCAGGCTCTCGGGCTTCTTCGGCATGGGCTTCCTCGACTGGGGGCGACAGCTCCAACGGCTCCTCGTCCTGCGGCCTGGCAGGCACCCCTGCCTCGTCATGCGACAGGCTCGCGACCACTTGCTCGGGAACCAGGTCAATCACCGGGGAGCCGCCGTACAGCTTCTTGATTTCCTCCAGCTTCCGCATCACCTCCTCCTTGCTCATGGAGTCGATGGTGCCGTGCCGGATTTCCTTGCGGTCGATGTAGATGCTGCCCAGGGCCTGGCCCCGGCGGTACTCGGCCTGGACCGCGGCCCCGAACGCACCCGCAGCCAGGGCCTGGTCGCGGATGATCTGCAAGTCACGCATGTGCCGCTCGTAGGTCGTGCCGTACTTCTCGGCCATCTCCGCCCGCAGCTTCTGGATGGCCGCAACGATGTGCGGGCTGCGGTCCACGCTGGTCAGGGACTTGGCTCCCCCTGACTCTATCCACTTCGGGGAGTAGCCCGCCCGAAGCGCGGCCTCCTTGAGGGTGACATGCCCCTCCCCGGCGACCAGCTCGTGAACGAACTTCCATTCCTTGTCGGTCAGCCGCCGCTCCCGCTTGAGCGTGACAGGCTGCCGCAGCCGCTCCTCAACCTGCTCGGGGAGGCCCCGGCTTACCCGGTTCACCTTGACCAGGAACTTGTCGTCCTTGCGGGCCATCAGGTCACCCGCCAAATGCGACAGCCCCGGCCCTCCTTCCGGGTGGCGAAGCGCACCCCCGGGTGTCTGCGGGAGAACATCCAAGCGGCGGATCGGGCGTTCTTGACCACCCGCGGGTCAAGGACCACGAAGCTGTCCCCTACACGCATGTCGTAGAAGGGGTACTTCTCCCGGACATGGTACTTCGGGGCCGGGACGCCCGACTCAATTTGCAACATGTGGGAATCCTACAACATGGAATAGGGTCGGGGAAGCCCCTTCGGGGCGATTCCGGGGTCTCTGGGACCGGATCCCTGCCAGCGCCCCGCAGGGGCCCCACGGGCCGCGTTCCTCGTTTCCCGCTCCCCGCAGGCCGCCCCCGCCCAGGGCCTCCCTAAAGCCTTCCCAGGCCGTTCTAGCTCCCCGGGTCATTTTGGGCGTTTCTATATAGACTTTTTAGGGTCAATGATGATTTCAAAATCAAAAAAAAGTGTCGCGCGCGCATTTTATAAAGATTTCATCTCTGTTAATAACGAAATGTACTGTGTAGTACCTAACCTATTGATATACATCACTTATTACGTCATTACGTCTATTACGTCATTTTTTAAAAATTTGAGAATCAAAAACACATCATTGTAAAAAGCTCTACTAGAACCCCGAAAATCGACCCCTGACCTGTCGTTTCCACGCAACACCGTTGCCCAAAAGCAACAAAGCCCGGGTCACCTGCTGGCAACCCGGGCCTTGAT